GCCGCTGGCAAGGCCATCTGGCAGACGCCGGAGCCTGCTGGCGTGACGAGCGTGAACGGTGGGGCAGGGGCCGTGACCATCACGGCCGCAGACCTCGGTGCGTATACGGCACAGACGATCCCGACCGCAACGACCGGGCAGAAGGGACTGATGCAGGTCGGGAGCGGGCTCTCCGTCAGCAATGGCGTGGTCAGCGTCGATCAGAACGCCACCCTCCCTGTCGCCTCGGCTACCGTTCTCGGCGGTATCAAGGTCGGCAGCAACCTGTCGATCAACCAAGATGGAGTTCTTTCGGCCGCTATCAGCCAAAACACCGGGGTTACTAAGTTCAACAACCGAGCCGGAGATGTCGTCCCCTCAAATGGTGATTACACGGCAGCTCAGGTCACTAATGCCGTTACGACGAACTCCGCGCAGGATGTCTCTGGGTCCAAGAAGTTCACGGCAAACCAGACCGTCTCTACCGCCACCCCTGCCGTCGGAGTGAATGGGTCGTCCGGTGTTCTCCTCAACACCTCTGGCCTGATTCAAGCGCAGCGAACCTCCGCCAATGACCGTGTCTTCCAGGGACATGCCCCGGCTGGAGGGGTGACCTCGTACATTGAGTCCGACGGCGATGCGACGTTCAATGGCGTCGTGACCGCCAATGGTGGGTTTGTTACGACGGCAGGGATGACCGTCGGCGACAACACCACCGACGGGATCAACATCACCGGAACCCTGAAGATTTCTGGTAACGGAACGCCAGCAGCAGGGAAGGTGCTGACATGCACCAACACTACCGGCAACGTCGAGTGGCAGATGCCGGCGAACGCCCCGGTCACGACCGTAAACGGCCTCAACGGGAACGTGAGCATCAGCCTTGACGGCGAGGCCAGCCCCACCGGAAACTTGGGCGGCGTCACCAAGGGAACCATTCAGAGCATCAGCGGAGCCAAGACGTTCACCGCTGCGACCAGCTTCACCAACAACGTCAACCTCGGAGACGGGGCCGCTGACATCATCAAGGTTGATGGGACGCTCCGTATCCCGTCCGGGGCCGTCGCCGGCCGCTATCTTCAGTCGAACGCCAACGGTGATGCGTCGTGGGCAACGATCCCAACTGCGCCCGTGTCATCCGTCAACGGGGCAACTGGGGCCGTAACGATCATTGCGGACGGAACCGAGACCTCGACCACCAAGAGTCTTGGGGCCGTTGACAAGACCAGCAATCAGACGATTGGCGGTAACAAGACCTTTACCGGGACGGTCACGTTCAACAGCAACGTCACCGTCGGCGCAACCACGGCGTCAACCCTGACGGTCAATGCTTCTCCGACGTTCCCCTCCGGAGCGGCGGTTGGCCGCGTCCTGACCTGCGTTGACGCCAACGGAAACACCCAATGGTCGGACCCGACCGCCCCTCCGGTCACGTCTGTCAACGGGCGAACCGGAGCTGTTGTCATCACGGCAGACGAAGTCAATACCGGCATCGGCGCGGTGACGAAGAGTACGAACCAAACCATTACTGGAGAAAAGACGTTTGATGCTGCGGTTTCGTTCAACAACAACGTCACACTCGGAAATGCTGCCACAGACAATACAGTTGTAAACTCGGGTTTGAGAATTACGTCCGGCTCTCCCGGTGCAAACAAAGTTCTTACCTCCGACGCTTCTGGAAATGCGTCATGGGCAACACCGGCAGCACCTCCGGTGACCTCAATCATCGTCGGCGGACAGACATACACGGGCAACGTGACGATCACCCCGTCCATGCTCGGCGTCCCGACTACCGCGGGAAACACGACTATTAGCGGTGCGTACACGTTCCAGGCTCCAACTACATTCAACGATGACGTAACTCTCGGTGATGCGCTATCTGACAACATCACGATTACGGGGAATCTGAAGCTCGAAAGCGCGAACGCCGGAGTAAACAAGGTCCTGACATGTGTTGACGCAGCAGGAACCGCTGCATGGACCACGCTTGCGGCGCCTCCCGTAACTTCAGTAAACACCAAAGTGGGGGCGGTCGTCCTCAACTCAAGCGATGTTGGGGCGGTCTCCGCTACAGAAAACCAGACAGTTTCAGGAAACAAGACGTTTTCCGGAAACACGGTGTTTGGTGGATCCGTCACCACCCAGGGATCCGTCACGCTTGGTAACGACACAACCGACGCAATCACACTCACCGGAAACCTGGTAGTTCCGGCGAACAAGGGCCTAAACAAGGTCCTCACCTGCGTTGACGGCACCACAGGCCAGGTTGGGTGGGCTGCCCCTCGAGTCAACTCGGTCAGAGGGTCTACCGTTTCACTAGCAAACGCCCAGACCGGGGATGTCTCCATCTCGGCGGCGGACGTTGGGGCGCCTACGGTGGCGCAACTCAACACGGTTTCAGCCGCAGCCTCGGCAGCACAGACCACGGCGAACACCGCCTCGACCGACGCGGCAAACGCCCTGACGGTCGCAAACGCGAAGCTGTCCTCCGTCACCACGACGACTACCCCTGATCGGCTCGGAGCCGGAGCGACGAACCTCACTTGCCTGAGTGGCGACGGTACGGTTGGAAATCCCCTCCGAGTTGAGGGAGCCATTCCATTTGGACCGGCCGCGGGAGACCTTACTGGTACTTACCCAAACCCAACCATCGGCTCAAACAAAGTCACGTTTGACAAGATGCGCTTGGTCCCCCCAGCGAAGCTCTTGGGAGGACCGACCACCGGGACGAACGATGGTCAGATCCAGGCAATCGGGCTCGGGAGCGGGCTTGCCTTTGACGCGAACGGCAACCTCTCCAATAGCGCCATCCCGACCGTTTCCGCGAGTGGAGCCAACACGTTCACGGGGGCCAACACTTTCTCCGGCAACGTCACGGCTACCGGGAACGTGACTCTTGGTGATGCGACCGCCGACGTTGTTCAGGTCTCTGGCACCATGCGGTACCTGCCGGTGGGGAGTACTACCCCCACGGTTGGTCACGTCCTGACCTGCAACAACGTGAACGGAACCGTTGCTTGGGCGGCAGCCCCCGGCGGATCTACGTTCACGCCGTCAAACACAGACATTGGCTCAACGGCGGTCTTGTACACCCTTGGAAACACACTAACGAACACGACGAGCTCTGGAGCATTTACGATGGCAACCTCCGGAACCACGATCACACGTCTCAGGGCCCCATCTGGACAAACGTGGCGTGGAACAGTCGTTGCATACACCGACGCTGGAGGCCAATTCGGCACACCAACCGTCTATTCGGCCGTGGTGACTTCATCGGCGGCTCCGACAACGGCAAACCTCTCTTCAGGCATCCTCGCCAACAGCTGCGTATGGACGCTTGTGAGGACCGCCTGATGCCCGCAGAACACGACGTCATGCTTGCCATTGGACGCCTCGAGGGAAAGCTCGACTCGCTCCTCCAGATGCGTCAGCAACAGCAGCAGGAGATCAAGGAACTTGACGGTCGGGTCCGTCACCTTGAACACACCAAGGCAATCATCATCGGAGGAGCTGGGGCCGTGTCGGCCGCCGTCTCCCTTCTTCTCAACCTCTTCCACAAGTAAACCATGCAGACCTTTACCCTCCTCGCGCCGACCGCCATGAGTTCCGCCCTCACCGGCAGCTCAACGCAATACCGACCGATCATGGACTCCGTTGGTGTTGCCGTGATTGAGATGAAGCAGGCCTCAACCATCAACCCGCCCACGGGATCGTGCACCATCGAAATCCAGGGATCGCTTGACGGTGCTGACTGGGTTGTCCTTTTCAGCACCTCGAGTGCTGCCCTGACCAAGCCGCTTGGGGTCACGCCTGACTTTGGCTCGGGTCTCGGCGGTTACCGCACGTTGGCTCAGGTCATCCAGACGATGCCGGTCATGCGCGTGTGCACTTCGGCCGCCCTCACCAACGGCGCAAACGCGCTGGTCTCGGTCATCCTCGCCAATGGCTGACGAATCCAAGAAGGTCCTCAAGGACCTTCACGCCCTCCTGTGCGATGAGCTGGTGCGGCGCATTAGGTCTGGGGAGGCGTCCCCTTCGGACCTCAACGTAGCCAGGCAGCTCCTCAAGGACAACTGCATTGACCAGATGGCCCTTGAGGGGACCCCCGTTCTGAAGCTCGCCCAGAGCCTTCCGTTCGATGCCGAGGTTGAGCGCAAGTTCGGTACCTGATGAATCCCAACATCGACCCGCGGTTGGCGGACTTCCGCAACGCGCTCTACCTGACTTGGTCATCAATCGGGCTTCCAGAGCCCACCAAGGTCCAGTACGAGATGGCGGAGTGGATCCAGAACGGCCCCCGCCGGCAGGTGCTCATGGCCTTCCGCGGGGTGGGGAAGAGCTGGATCACGTCGGCGTTCGTGATGCACCAGCTCATGCTCGACCCATCCAAGCAATTCTTGGTTGTGTCGGCCTCCAAGCAAAGAGCCGACGAGTTCACGTCGTTCTGCAAGAAGTTGATGGCTTCCGTGCCTCTGTTCCAGCACCTCACCCCCAGGGAGAACCAGAGGAACTCATCCATCGCCTTTGACGTGGCTCCGGCCCCCCCGAGTCACGCCCCAAGCGTGAAGAGCCTTGGCATCACGGGTCAGCTGACAGGCTCCCGTGCAGACTGGGTGATTCTTGACGACGTCGAGGTTTCCAACAATTCAGCAACCTCGACGATGCGGGAGCAGCTTCAGGAGCGTATCCGGGAAGTTGATGCAATCATCAAGCCTGGCGGGCGGGTGATCTTCTTGGGAACCCCTCAGACTGAGGAATCCATCTACCACATCCTCAATGAGCGTGGGTACGAGTGCCGCATTTGGCCGGCTCTCTACCCACCGGAGGCTGACATCCCTTCGTACGGAAACCGACTTGCGCCTTCAATCACCGAAGAGTGGGATGCTGGGCGGGTCGGCGAACCCACGGATCCAAGGAGGTTCTCAAAGGAAGACCTCCAGGAACGTGCGCTCTCCTGGGGGCGCTCTGGGTTTCAGCTTCAATTCATGCTCAACACGTCGTTGAGCGACGCAGACAGATACCCGCTGAAGTTGAGTGACCTCATTGCCTATGGAGGCGACCCAGAGCAGGGCCCAGAGCGCCTTGTGTGGAGCGGATCCGCAGACCGTGTTGAGGAAGACCTTCCCGCCGTCGGGTTCAGGGGAGATCGGTGGCACCGCCCTCAGACCATTTCTGAGAAGTTCCTGCCGTATTCAGGATCGGTCATGGCAATCGACCCCTCAGGTAGGGGCGAAGACGAGACAGCCTACGCGGTCGTGAAGATGCTCAATGGGTGGATGCACCTGACGGCAGCCGGTGGACTTCGCGGCGGCTACACGCCGGAAAACCTCAAGACTCTTGCGCGTGTCGCCCGGGAGCAGAAGGTCAACAGAATCCTCATCGAGTCAAACTTCGGTGACGGCATGTTCACCCAGCTCCTCACCCCGTATCTCCGAGAGACGTGGCCGGTCACAACCGAAGAAGTTCGTCACTCCGTCCAGAAGGAGAAGCGGATCATTGACACGCTCGAGCCCGTGCTCAATCAGCACAGGCTGGTGGTACAGCCGGCAGTCATCCGGGCCGACTACGAGTCAACCAAGGGACTGCCCCCAGAGAAGCAGCTCTCATACATGCTGTTCCATCAGCTCACCAGGATCACCCGGGACCGGGGAAGCCTTCGCCACGATGACCGCCTCGACTCACTCAGCATGGCTGTCGGGTATTGGTCCAAGGCGGTTGCCGTGGACGTGGATTCCATGATCCGACAGCGCAAGGAACGGGAGATGTCCAAGGAAATGGAGCGGTTTGAGAACGCCTACAGAGCCTCATATGGGGCCTCCAGAGAACACGGACTCAACTGGATGACAAAGACTCACCCATGACAAACAGCCAGACCAATACGGTCCCTAATACGACCTCTCGGCTCAACGCCTTTACCGGAATCGCTCGAAGGAAGAATAGGTTCCGCCTCCTGCCGGCAAACGGCGACGGCTCCACGCTCACGCTGGACTTCACCACGGGCGTCCTCGACCCGCGCCTGACGTTCACGCGGGCGGGCAATGCCACGTTCATCAACAGCAGCGGGTTCGTTCAGTACGCCGACGCGAACATGGTGGTGAACAGCGTGATGTCGGGTCCAGCAACCCCAACTGGATGGAGCCTTGTTTCAGGTGGTGCAGGAGCAACAATCCCATCTACTGGTGTTCGGCGGCTTGAAACAACGACAGCAGCACAGAACTGGCTGCAAAATGTTTCAAACTACACGACTGCACAGGGACTTTTGTACAGCACTACCGCAGTTATTACCGCGGTTTCCGGGCAGCACTATCAGAACACGATGTCCCCAACTGGCGGCGCAAGTGTCGTGCAGTTCTACAGGGATGGCGTAGCCGTTTCAGGAGCATCGGGAGGAGCGTTTCAAACAGCCCAACCCGGTGTAATTACTTGCGTATGGCAGGCCAGCAGTTCGTCCGGAAATGGACTCCGTATTGGAGTCGGGTCCACCGGATCGAATGTTGCAAATGGAGTGTGTGAGTTTTCGGAACTCCGAACTGTTCCCGGTTCGTATCCGATTGCTCCGTACTTCGCCAATGAAAACACGGCGAACCCGTATCACGCCCCCCGCTTCGACCACGACCCGACCACGCGGGCACCGCGAGGGCTGCTGGTGGAGGGGCAGGCGACGAACATCTGCCTAAATGGAAGCATGGCGTATACGGCCACCGCTCCGACAAGTTGGGTTAGAGGGTTTAGCGGATGCACGGTTGCCTCCGTCGATTCAACGACATTTCCGGGTCAGAAAGCGTGGAGCATTTCCGCGACCGCAAGCGGACAGCGCGATCTGCTTGAACAGGTCATCGCGCTTGCGGCAAACACCACATACACCGTATCCGTGTATTTGGAGGCCGTGACAGGAACGGTGGCGACATTTGCGTACATGACATCTCTCCCGGCAGGAGCGACCAGCAACACGGTTGTCAATCCATCTGCCGGAATAATCTCGTTTACGGTGACTGTCGCAGCAACACCCGGAAACGGAACTTTGCGAATCGGCATTGGGTCCGCAACTGGAACAGGGGTTTCCGCTGATGCCTCGGTGCGATTTAGCCATGTACAGGTCGAAACCGGCTCCGGTGCCTCCTCGTACATCCCCACGGGCGCGAGCACGGCGACGAGGAATGAAGATTCGGCAACGATGGCAATTTCTGCCGCGCAACTCGGCTTTGATCTGTACCGCTACACGATGCGAGTTCGTGGGCGACAAAACAAGTTTGGAGCATCGTTTGCAAGATCCTTGCGTTTGCATGATGCTTCAACAGAACAAATTGGACTGCCAGTAAATAACAACACGCTGTATGGCACTTCCCGCAATGTTTCAAACAATGCGATTGCGGAAGTATCCGCAGCAGCCACGCTCAATCAAGACTTCCGCTTTGCGTGGGCGCTTGATGCCAACCTTGCGACAAACACAATGCTTGGATCATTGAATCAGTCGCCGCTATCCTCAAGCCGTACCGCGACTGGGCCGATGGGAAGCACAACTACGCTTTCATTCAATACGAACGCAACGGTAACTAGTTACGCAAGCATGACAATTCGTGATGTCAAGTTCTGGCCCCGTCAAATGACCGCATCCGAACTCAACGCACTCACCGCACCATGACCGACTACATGCTCCGCACCGACACCGAGGCGCAGATGGACGATGCGCTAGAAGCCGCAGGGCTGCTCGTTGAGCAGGACATGGGCGGCGGCGAACTCAAACTATTGCCCATCCCCGGCTGCTATGTGGATTTCATCGGGGCCATCCCGCCGTCCTACGACATCGAGGGGCAACAGATCAAGGCAGGCGACCCGCGTTTCCATACCAACATCCGCGTCACGTTCGAGCTCACGCCCGAGCAGATCGAGGCGCTTCCGACGTTCACGCCGACGCCAGGGATTCCGTACAGGGTGTTCTGCTAATCCGGAATCGTCCCTGATCCGCTACGATGCCCCAGGATGCGTCCGTACCCCAAAGTAGTCCCGAGGTAGCCATCAACCCTCCGGATTCATCCTGGGGCATCTGAGGCCCTCTAAACGGCATCCCCTTGGCAGGGATCTCCCCAAGACCCCCCAACCATCCCCGGGGTACCTATGGAAACCCGTAGCTTCGGAACAACCGAAGCATGGGCCCCCGTCCATGGTCGGGTCAGAACCATGGTGCCAAACCTCCGCGGAGGCTCTGGTTTCGGGTGAGCAGGACTCAACCGCTACCATCCTCCTGTCTGTGATGCCTACTCAGGTGTCCCAGGGTTGACTTAGGACGACGACATCAGGGATCTTCCCCATGGACATCATCCTCAGAAACAATCCCGGAATGGGGTCTAAGGTAACTCAAGATATCTCAAGGTAAACCTAAGGTAATCCTAAGGGTCTTTGGGGGTAGGGGGGCTACCTATCGTAAGTCCTTATTTGACAGGGACTTATGGGTAGTCGGGTATGGACATGAAACACTATAGTTATTGGTAACTGTAGTGGATTCAGTCCCAGTTCATTGGATCACCAGTTCCGGATAACATGTCGATCAATCGGGGTTCTTTCGACATGTGTAGTTGACTTGAGGTGGGGAAGGGGTGGTCGAGGGGTTGTCACAAGGAGACCCTGCTCGGTGTGGCTATGGACAACCATGGGACGCCAAGGAGACAGGACCGTGACCATCCGGGGGCAACGATGGAGACTCAGGTTCGTGCCCAACCTCGGGGAGGACATGGGGCAATGTGACTACAACCTCAGGGTGATCCGGGTTGCCCTGGGTCAATCCCAGGAAGATGAGTTGGATACGGTCGTCCATGAGCTCCTCCATGCGGCATATCCGGATACCGAAGAGACGGCCATTGGGGAAACCGCGGAGGCGATAGCCAAGGTGCTCCTCAGGCTTGGCTGGCGGAAGACCTGAAGGTTTGGCGAAAAAATCCGAAGGGGTTATCGCAGGGGGTTCCGCCAGGTTTCCCCCCGTGGGGGTACCGGACCGGCCCATCCGGGGGTGCGGGTGGCGCTCATGGTCACCGCCACACGCCACACGACGCGCAATCCGCCTACACCTAGTCGCATTGCATCGGATGAATCATCCGGTGCAGGGGGGCGGTGCCGTCTCGCATGGGTTCGAGGTACCCCCGCTTACGCTCAGAATCGTTTCAGAAGCTGCTGAAATGGTTCCGAGCGTTTATGTGAATCACGGAATAATAGTCCGGGATATCCTTCGATGAATCCGGGGAAATGATGGTTGCATATCCGGGATCGTGCCGATATAGTACTCATGCCCGGAGCGTAACCGGGCGCACCCCAAGTAGGAAAGTAGGTACCTAAATGCACACCGAAGTAGTCCGCCGTATCTCTCACTTCACGGCGCAAGCGAACGCGAACCTAGCCCCCGAAGTTCTCGCGGCGGATCCCTTTACGGATGCCGCCATGCTGAAGCAGAACGGACTCACGGGTTCTGAGTCTTTCTATATCGGATGCGAGGATGCGTCCGTGATCGGGATCGTGTTCGGCACCGCGTATACGGATCGTGAGTCCGCAGTCGCTGCGGAATCCGGTACTCACCATGAGATTTGGGTGAGTGATGAGTACGCGGAGGGGGTCGATTTGTGGTCGATCACTCTTGCCGATACGAAGGAAACCGTGTGGGCGGTCGTTGAGGGGGACGCGGATCACTCCCGATCCACCGTCACTTTCTACGGATGCGCGGACGATGCCTATGCAGCGTTCGAAGACGCGACCGATGCCGACAATTTCGGGGGGAGGGCTTGAACATGAAGCTTCCCACCGTCACGAATGCCGCCATGATCCGCATGGGGTTTGAACTTGAACACACGGGCGGCGGATTCCGTGCCTACGTCATTACCCGGGGTTCGGGTTTGCTGCTGATGGTTGAGGCAACGCCTTCCCACACAACACCCCAAGTTTGCCTCCGGGATTCCCATGTATGCGCGGAGTATCCATCGGGAGTCCCGGTAAACCTGGAACGGATGCCCAAATCGGCCGCGGAGATCCGTGCCGTCCGGGATGCGTTCCTGGATCCGATCAAGGGCATCCGTAGCCGGTTCCCTATTGCCCGTGAATTGGCGGAGGGTTTGCTCCGTGAGGCTTGGGAAGAGATGCAACCGGACGAACGCAGGAAGTGACCGCCGCCCGAAACGGCTAGGGGTTCCCCGATGCCGTCTAGCCGGAGCGTAATTCCGGCTACTGATGATGGGCAGTATTCCCAAGTGAAAGTAGGTACTCCGATGCGTCTCTCCGTTTACCGTTCGCTGCATCCCCTCGCGTCCGCCGTGCGTAGCCAAATGGGGCGGCCGCCTATGTGCGAGCTGCTAGACACACTCCGGGACGTTTCCCGGCACGGTGCCGATGGCGGTTTCTCCGGGTTCATTTGGTACCGGGAAACCGTCCCTTTCGCTCATCGTCACCGCGAGACCATTGCTGCTTCCCTCCGCGAAACCGCGGCGGAGTTTGGGGAGCGGGACGCGGTCTCGTTCGTGATGGGCTTCCGATGCGTCAAGGATGCCGACGTTTCCCCGGAAGCGGTCGCGGTCGCGCTGTACGGCGGCCGGGTTCCCTCGGGGGTTTCCCCGGGCGATGTAGACGCGGTCCTGAACGGTCTCGCCTGGTACGCCTTGGAGACCGTTGCCGCTGCGTTGGATGCGTCCGAATGCCGTTGACGCATCGTCACGATTCCGATACCGTCTCGAAACCGGAGGATACCCCGATGCTCATCCCGTCTTTCCCTACCGTCTCTGACCGCATTTCCCGCATCGTCCGCCTGGTCGATTCGGGCGAATGGAAACGATCCCGCGTACCCGCGTACCGGATCATTTCGGAATGCGAGGCATTGCTCGAACGGCCGCGGGTACTCGCAATGCTTACGGATTCGGAACGGCAATGGTTGACCGGCGCCGTCGTGTGGGTGTCCGAATCACTTGAGGATGCCGCAAGGGGGGAAGGGGTCTACATGGATTGACCCGAGCGCCGCCCGAAACCGGCGCGACGTTCGCCGGTCTACCCCGAGCGTAATTCGGGGTACTGACGATGGGCAGACATTCCCAGCTTGCAAGGAAGGTAGCGACATGTCACAAGTGTCCCGTATTCCCGTTTCGGCCCCGATTCACTTGGCATCGGACCAGGGCGCCTATAGCCGCACCTACACACACCAGCACCCCGCCGCTTGCATTCCCGATGGGGGCACCGAAGCGGCATGGGTTGCGACGGATGGAAAGATGCTGGCGGTGCTTCCCTTCACCATCACGAACGAAGCGGATCGAGGGGCCCCGGGGATCCGCATCGTTCACCGGGATGCCGTGAAGGCATGCAAGCGGACTAGGCGCAACCCGCTTCCGTTCGTCTCGGTCAATGGTGCCGCGAAGGTTGCCGGGACCGATGGTCCGGAATGGACGGCGCCGGATGGCAATTTCCCGCCATGCGCCGACGTGATTCCCCAGGAATCCCAAGTAAAGGCCCGAATCGCGGTCTCCCTGAATCCTGAATTGCTGGTCCGCCTTGCCGAGGCCTTGGGGGATTCCTCGCATGTCTCGATTGTGTTCGATCCCGAGGGGAAGGGTCCGATGGTTGTGATTCCAGGCAAGGGCGCCGCCGAGGACGCGGTCGGTCTCCTCATGCCGACGAGTGCGGCTATCGACACCGGGAAGGTCTCGATTCGTGATGAAGCGGCCCGCCGGTGTGTGAAGGCGGTCGGCATCATCCGCCGCGCTGAAGCCGCGAAGGGGGGCGCCAAGTGAGAACCGTAACCGCCTACACATGCTCCTCCGCGTATGAGATTCCCGAGGAGTGCGTTCGGGATATCTGCCGTCCTGGCCGGAACGATGGCGCGGTGGCATCCTGGGCTATCCGGATCGACTGGGATTCCCTTGCGGACCCCGATTCCATCCGTGCCGAGCTGAAGGAATCCGGCGCATGGTCCGCGGACGATCTACGGGACGATGAAGCGAACCGATGCCGGTTCCTTTGGATCCTCGCATGGAACGCGCACGACGAGCTGCATGATGAGGATGCCGTGATCGTCCGGAGGATGCCCAGGCACGGGCTCACCTGAACGCCGCCCGAAACGGTCCCGAGGATTCCCCAGCGGATCCCGGGGCTGTCCGGCGGGAGCGCATTCCCGCCGCTGAAGATGGGCAGATTCCCCAGTAGGAAAGTAGGAAACGATGACGAATAGGGCTCCGTCGTGTCCTGGATGATGCTTAGCTGCACGATGATTCCCGTGGCGCTGCTGGTGCTTGCCGGTGGCGTCGCGGCGTGGATTGACCGAAAGCAGGGGACCCGCCCCTAGTCCTGGCAATTCCCGACCGTATCCTTGGATCACCTACTTTCTGCCCCCCTGCCCAGGATTACGCCCTGGCAGGGGGGTTGTGTTTAGCCGTACATGAAATGGTGAACCCGTAAGTGTTTTGGGGAAATTGAGGGAAATGTTCGGATTCCCCCTTGCGTGATGATTCCCGATCCGGGATGATGCCGCAGACGATGGCGATGTACGAGACGAGGGTGGTGCTGCGGCGGCGGATTGAGGAATTGGAGGCGGAACTGATTTCCCTCCGGAACGCCTTGATGCAGGCGAGAAAGGAACGCACGGATGCGGGACGATCTTCAGGTTCAGGTGGCGGTGGAGTACCTGCGGGCCCGGGCACGGGCCGAGGCGCCGATGAGCGAGGTCCATCCGGACGCCCTGATGCTGACGAAGGCGGCCGAGCTGCTGATTGCCCAGAAGGAAGCCCTAACTTCCCTTCGTGAGCGCAACGTGGTGCTGCAACGGCAGGTAGGTGAGTACGAGTGCCGGGAGATGCAGGGATGAGCCGGGGCAGGGCCAGGCTGGCCCGTGACTATGGCATGGACCCGGAAACCCAGAATCTTGTTGATGGTTCCTGGAAGTGGCCTACCGTTCGGCAGAAGTTATTCTACAATTCCCCCGAACGCCGGCTTGAGCGGCGAATTATTCGGCGCCTCTTGGATTCCCCGGAGGCTTCCGAGTTGACGCTGAATTGGGTTGATTTTGAGAAGGCCCTGGGGGCCGGGTGGTTGGAACAGCTTCGGAAGTTCACGACGGAACGGCTGCGGAAGGTCCAGTACCTCGTCAGCGAGTCTGGCGTTGCCGTTTCGGTTCGGTGGTGTGGTCTTGAACGCCTAACCGTGAGGGTCATCAAGTGAAGATCGTTTTGTCATCG